GCCGCTCAAAACCCTGGAGCTCAGAACGCAGTAATGGCCGACCTTGGGCGCGCTACCGCTGCTGCTCTCGACGCCGCTCTGTTCAGTACCACAACCGTTTCCAACGCGCCCACATCGCTGGCCGCTACGTCTGGGGCAGGTACATTCACAGAAGCCACTTATACGGCCAACGCTTCCATCTTTAGCGACCTTGTCGAGGCTGAGATGACTCTGGCCGACGCTGAGGGACTGAATGGCCGCTTGGCTTATGTCGGTGCCACCAACTTGATCAATGACTTGAAAAAGTCTGCTTCAGTTGCTAGCGTAGCCCCGGCTATCACTCAAACGCTTAGCCCATCGCAGCATATTGTGAACGGATACCCATTCCACTTCACGGTAGCTGCTACTTCCAGCGCGGGCGTTTCCGGCGACTTCATCTTTGGAGACTTCAGCCGCGTATATATGGGCGAATGGGGTGGTCTGTCCATCTTTGTTGATCCATACACCAACGCGGGAGACGCTCAGATTCGGCTTGTCGTTCACAAATATGTGGACTGGAGCCTTGTTTCTGGCGGCGCTTTTGTTAAAGCGACCAGCTTGGTAGCTTAATATAGTTCGTTCAATCTATTACGAGGGGGTGGGGCTGTAACCCTTCCCCCCTTTTTTTACATGAAAGTAAAAGCAGGAGATAAGCCACAGGGCTTGGCCTACCCAATCGATCGCGTGAAGAAGTATCTGCGCGTGACGGGTACGGATCAGGACGAGATCATAAAGACGATGATAAGCGCATCTGTAGATCTCATAGAACACCATACTTGGATCGTTCTTCAGAGTCGGACCTATACGCTTTACTCAGACAACTGGGAAACCCACAACACGCTCCCAAAATACCCCGTCACGGGCGTAACATCGGTCAAGTATTATGACACAAACAATGTTCAACAAACCATGCCGAGCTCAGACTACTGGGCAGACATTGTGGGGGAGTTGTCCAGAGTGACTATTGATAGTTTCCCGAATCTTTACAGCGATAGATCAAACGCTGTGGAGATTGCATTTACTGCAGGCTATTCGACTTGGTACGACATCCCTGAGGAGTACCAGCGACTTCTCATGTTGATCGTTTCAGATATGTATGATGGTAGGCACTCCAGCGTCGTCGGCACCATATCGTCAGAAGACAGAGGGCCTGCGACTAGAAATCTGCTCAACAACTACTCAAAAAGAATTTTCACGTGAGGTACTACGCGGGCCACCAAATAACGATTGAGAGCTACTCGGCAACGATAGGCGTAACGGGAGGCGAAGAGGTCACATGGTCGACCTATTGCACCCCTTATGCAAATATTCGCTACCCGAAGTCCTCCGAACGTCTCGAAGGCGGACGAAACACCGCAACGCGCACCGCGATTTTTAAAGTACGCCACGACTCAGACACCGAAGATGTCACAGAAAAAATGCGCATCAATTACAATGGGGTATGGAACATTCTGGGTGTGGTTTTCATGGGCAGAGATGAGACAATTGAAATAACAGCGCAGAAGAAAGATGGCTAGATTCAGCAGAGGTATAGTTGGCTCAAACGAGAAGCGGTCGGCGATGTCCTTCAACATTGATTTTAAGGGGATGCCCGAACTCATCAAGCACATCCAAAAGCTAGATGACGACGTAACAAAGAGACGTCGCCTTTTGTCTCTGTTCCGCAAACAGGCAAAGCCGTATTTTCGAGCCGTGTCCAGTACTGGCGCGATCAGAGACAGCAAGCGGGACCAAAATCACAGCCAACTTAAAGACGGGTACACTGGGCCTGGGAACCTTCGGAGGTCCATGAAGATATTTAGCAACAAAAAGAATGCGAGAGGGTACGTTTCTGTCCACGTCGGCCCACGAGCCAAGAAAAAACAGGGATCTGGCTTCTATGGATATATGTTGCTCCCTGACGTGAATGCCAAGAACATCAACAAGGGCGAGCGCGACTGGAAAGATGCGGCCTGGAGATACTCTAAGCGAGCAATCGAGGGTGGAGTATCAAAAGAATTAGGTAAGTATGTCGCTCGATACGCAAAGCGGAACGGCTTCGAGGTAAAAAATCTGCCGTGATAGCTCAAGCAATACACTCCATCCTATCGGCGGATGCGCCTCTCGTGGCCATAGTGGGCACTCGAATAAAGCCAGCTGTGGCACCGCAGGAGACGGCTAATCCTTGCGTAATTTTTGAGATCTCGAGCCAGGATCCAAACTACACCAAAGACGGAGCGGCGGAGGTTATTTTTACCTTCCTCGAAATCGACATTTTTAGCAACACCCACGCGCAAGCCTGGACGATCGAAGGTCTAGTAAAAGCTGCTCTCGATCAATATAGCGGCACTCAAGACGGACAAGATATCGATCTAGTACAATGGGAGGGCTCAGACGACAGAGCAGCTCGAGTGGATCGAGGATCTGTTGCCGAATATCAGGTGAGCATGGGATTTAGAATCAGAACAAAATGAAAGTAAGACTCAAAAAGGACGTTCAGCTGGGCAATAGCACAAAACCGAAAGGGATGGTACTAGAGCTCGCGCGTTTCAAGGCGAAAGAACTGATAGAGAGCGAAGCGGCAGAGCAAGTTTTCGACGAGATGCAAATGGTGGAGCGATGGTATCCACCCAAAAAGAACAAAGTTACAAAGACAAAGAAGGTAGAAAATTAATATTTGTATATATAGACAAGTAGAAAAATGGCACAAACAGCAGGAGTAATGCGTGGCGGATATTGCGCCATATACGTGAACGCAGCAAAGGTCGCACACAGCACTAATGCGAGCTTTGAAATGTCGATGTCCACTCGAGACACGACGTCGAAAGATAACAGCGCTTATGAGACACGAGCTGAAGGGCTTTTATCCTGGTCCGGTAGTGGAGATTTTTATTTTGCAGAAGACGCCACAGAGGGATATGAAGATCTCTGGGACGACATGAATGGTCGATCCAGCGTGACTTTTCTTTATTCAAACGCCAACAGCGGAGATATAGAGTACAGCGGGACAGCGTGGATCACTAGCCTTAGCAGATCAGGCGGGACCGACAATGACAACGAGTCCTTTTCTGCCTCGTTTGAAGGGACAGGCAGCGTAACCAAATCCACAATAGTATAAGACTTTTAGTTGTGTAGTATAGTTTAGTCTGGGGGGTGGGGTTTGATCTCTGCCCCTTTTTTAGATATAGATGCAAAACGTAATCATAAATAAAACCACCTATCCGTTTGCGTTCAGCTACAAATGTCTCAGAGAGTTTGTAAACAACGGAGGAGACGCAGAGGACATGCTTGCTCAGCAAGAGACCGCCTTTGTGTTGGCTATTAATAACGGGTACAAGAGACAAGAAAGCACCAAGTCCACGACAGTGGAGGAGATTGTAGACTTGATCGACGAAGACCCTAGAGCTCTTCAGAGGCTCATCAAAGCGCTCGCGCACGATATGGAGCAATTTAGCGACGTGGAGGGCGCAGACAATGGCGAGGGAAAGTAGATCTATTTGACTCGGTCGAGAGAATGGCCGGGATACTCGGCATTGGCGTATCTGAGATCTATGAGTTGACTCCTCGACAGGCGGCCAATCTGCGCATAGGCGCGACAGAAATGATCGAGGCAATAGATCGCAGCGCGTGGATGCGCGCAAGGACGACTGCTTTTTATTCTGTCGCTCCGCACTCCAAGAAAGGGGGACTAAACGAGCCGCGCGATCTCTGGAAGTTTGACTGGGAAGAAAAGCAGATAGACAAAGAAAATCGAAAGAAACTAAAAGAGGCAACAAGGATCTTCCCGTCGATACTGCCCGAAGAATTTAGACAATGAGCAAGAAGATAGGAGTAAACGCTGTAATAGGTGCCAATATAAAAAGCTTTAGCACCGCAATGCAGAACGTCAAGCGAAAAGCTAAAGGCGCAAAAGCCTCGCTGGCTGCGATTGCTGGAGGGGCTGCTGTCGCGGGTGGAGCTCTACTCGTCGCAGGCGGCAGGGCTCTCGCTGCATGGGACAAACAAGCGCAAGCTATAGCTCAAGTCGAAGCGGGGCTAAAATCGACAGGCAACGCGGCGGGCTTTACGAGCTCACAGCTACAGAAAATGGCCGGGGATCTCCAAAAGAAAACCATCTTTGGAGATGAAGACATTTTGAAAAACGCGACAGCCAATCTGCTCACATTCACAAACATAGCGGGCGACCAATTTAAGCAAACTCAGGAAGCAGTTTTGGACCTTGCCACAAGGACGCAGACGGACCTCAAGAGCGCGGCCATTCAGCTCGGCAAGGCCTTAAATGACCCGGTCAAGAACCTCTCCGCGCTGAGCAGGGCTGGCATTCAGTTTTCCGACGAGCAAAAAACTCTGATCAAGCGACTATGGAACACCAACCGCCACGCAGAGGCTCAGAGCGTCATCCTGAATGAACTCAAAAAGCAGTTCGGCGGGTCTGCGGAAGCGGCAGCAAAAGCCGGGCTGGGCGGATTTAAGCAGCTGCAAAACTCGATCGGCGATCTATGGGAGACAATCGGCAAGGGGCTCATTCCGCTACTCACTCCGGTGGTCAACAAGCTGAAAGAGTGGGCAGACTCTCTGGAGAAAATAATCTCTTTCTCCAATATGTTTGGCAAAAATGCAGACGAGGAGCTCTATGCGCTGAAAAATCGCGAGACTCTGCTGAAGGATCAAATATATTTTAGCGACGCCTTCACGGGGAGCTCCAAAAAGCTGCGGGAGGAATTGAAGAAAGTCCGAGCCGAAATAGATAAGCACCAAAAGAAGAAGGGCAAGAAGGGCAAAGATGGCCGCAGCCTGTTAAGTACGCTTCAAGATGACAGCAACAATACCCCGCCGCCGCCGCCCGATCCCCCTGAGCTGACCGCAGCCCAGAAGGAATACCTCAAAGAGGTTCGCAGTGATCGCAAGGCCAAAGTTTTGCAAGGATCACAGTCCGACCAGGGGCGAAGCCTCCCCGGCTCGCTAGGGGAACAAATGGCCGGGCTGAATTTAGCTGGCGGGATTGACGCTACAACACACGCGGTCGAACGGCTTTCGGTCGCCTACATTGGCTTATCTGAAGCCGAAGAAAGAGCCATGCAGAGGCAGGGCAAGTTAAAGGCTATGCTCTTCGATATAAACGAGGTGCTCAGTGATCTTGGAGTAGAGATGGCGAGCTTTGTAAATGAATCTATCTATGGCCTTGTCGAAGCAGTAGGCACAGCGCTCGTCACTGGCACAGGAGATTCGTTCAAAGAATGGGGGCGCGGGATGTTGGAAGGCCTTGCGGACATCGCCCAAAAATTCGGGGTTCAACTGCTGGCAATAGGTATCGGGCTTGAAGCCTTCACGATCGCGATGAAAGACCCAGCAAAAGCCCCTATTGCTATCGCCGCTGGGCTTGCGCTGGTCGCTGGCGCTGCAATGGTCAAGGCGTCTTTGGCTAAATCAGCGGACTCGTTTTCAGCTGGCGGCACCTCTGGGGGCGGGATGGAAAATTTAAGACTTGACTCTACCGTAAAAGCGGGCGACATCGCTTTGAGTTATGATGGTTTTAAAGGAAGACGCAGATAATGGCAGAGAGACTGCGG